TAATTTCATCCATTAGTTTTGATTTTTAAGTATTTCTAAATCAGGTCGTTCTTCATCTACTCGCCTTCCCATTTGCTTTTCATTTATTCTTATAGAATTTTGCCTACGGTATTGCTTACACATAGATTCTAATAATGCTATTCTTTCACTCATTGGATATACAGCCAATAGACTGTCAATTATTTTTCTCATGTTTTTATTTGTCGGTTTTTGTATGTGTTTTAAAACAAGTCTTACAGATGTATTGCACCTTCTTTACTCCGGTTGCACTCGTTCTTCTTTTATTTATTGTTATTTCATCGCTGCCACATTCCGGACAACTTCCCCTATCAGCTCCAAAGGTAACCCCATAATGTGTTTTAGATTCAATATGTATTGATAATTCTTTAAACACTTTTTCAAGAACTATCACATCCATCTTGCAGTACTTTACCATTTTAGACATGGATGCTTTACACTTATTGAGCATTATGTCCTTCCACATTCCGTAGTCCGTTTTAATCTTTTGCCCTACTCCTAGAAATTTAGCTATATAATCTAACTTATTACTATTGAATTTAAACTTTGAACGACTTATTTTTAAGGTATCTATTGTAACGTATTTAGGGAACATTTGTATTCGGTGGAATAAGCACCTGGTCCTTATCCAAGACAAGTCAAATCTATCTCCATTGTGCCCTATAAGTTCATCTGCTTCGTTTGCTATCTTCACAAACTTTTCTAATAGCTTCTTATCACATTGCTTTGAATCCCATTCTAAAGAATGTACTTCTTTACTATCTTCCCACTTGTAACAAATACAAATGATTGCCCTTTCTTTAATAATGCTTTCAGGACCAATATTCAGTTTGAATCCTGACTGCCAAAATAACCCAATGTTAGCACTTACTTCAATGTCAAAAAATAAACGTTTGCGGTTAGTTCTGACTTGTTTTAAATTCATATTGTAAAGTATAGGTTTGCTTCTTCTTTTCTTCTATTCACTAATCCCTGTAAAACCTTTTCTCCAGCTGTAATATATTTAGTTTCAAACCATTCCCTTATTTCTTTATTACTTGCCTTTCTATTAATCATACTAAATAAAGTACTTGAACCGCCTGTATTCCATGTATAAGAAACTAAACTATCAAATTGATTCTGATTCAAAGATATAGTTATTTTATTATTCACAATACTTTCAAACTTCGGTAATAAATTAATAAGCAACGCTTCAGCTCTTTTTTGTGTTATCTTATCCCCTTGCTTTACTTTAGTATTATCTTCATAGAAGGTGTTACCAAATCCAATGGTCCAATGCCCAGCTGAGCATTTATAACTTTCTAACTTACAACCTTCCCACTTCTTAATAAGATTAATACAATTTACGCTTGGTAACATACGCTATGAATAAAATTAAAAATAATAACAACCAAAAAGATATTTTTAAAAATACCTTATACTTAACCTCATATTTTGCCCTTTCTATTAGAGCATTATCCCTTTCAATAGTAATACTAATTAATTTAGCATTATCTATTTTGTATATTGTATCGTGTATTACCGGATATTTACGAATAATATCCCTGTACTTTGTCACTATTTTTTGACAATCAGTAATCAAGGAATACTTGACAACTGTGTCAAACTTTATTAAGGTGTCTATTTTAAGCTCATTTAAGCTATCTACTTGCTGAATCCATAACTTGTATTCGCTTGAATCAGAAACTGCTTTAAATGGTTCGCATGGATACCACAAAGCACATTTCTTTGCAGTTGCTTCAGGATAGGTTTCCTGTGCCTTATTTAATTGCTTATTTGCTATCTTGACTGAATAGCAAGAAGCTAACAAAAATAAAAGTAAAAAATATTTTTCCATCTAAATAAGTTTATTATATTTGCAGTACGGAGTATTTCCGAAGATGGATCTAAAATTGCATAAAGTAATCGGAGTTAGTTTCTACTAGCTCCTTTTTTTATTTACCTGTAACGTCATGATCCTTTGCCAAGAAACCTAAAGCAGCCAAAGTACCTGCAAAGATTAATTTACTAATAGAAGCAGCGTCTAAATGGTAACCTGTACCTTCTACGATTGGCTGAATTGCAACGATAACAGCTAATAATAAACCCACTAAACTTGTTTTGTAACTTTTCATTTTATATATTTTTTGATGAATTTAATAATACCAGGTAAGTTGTTAATGATGCTTGACAAACTTGCTGCAATAGCAAAGAACCCAAGCACTTGGGAAGAAGTTAAAAATGTTCCTATTGATAATCCCCAAATAGTAATAAGGTCTATGTGTTTCATTAATCGTATATTTCAAATTGAAGATTATTATTGGTAGGTATTTCACAATCTGCTATTTCGTAAATATCAGAATGATTTAAAATTAAAGGATGTTCCTCTAATGGCTTATCCCAATTATCTGTAATAACAACTGTATAAGTATGATTTATTTCAAAACTGCTTGATATTTGTCTAATATGCTTCATATTAATTTGTGTAATAAGTTAAGGTTGCAGAAACAAATGGAGAGGATGATGCAGAAAAGTTAAAAACAACTATTTGATAAACACTACTACTAATTCTCATCCAACAAGCTCTTGCAGAGTTTAATCCTGTTCCAATAGGTATTGCTCTTGTTGTCCATGTCATACCAACTCCAGTATATAATATTTCTCCATCTGCTCCCATACCAGTAGGAGCTACTGGTGTTGGACAAAAAGATGGCAATGGCATTGAAATAGAAACAGGAGAACCACCTGCTGAAAAACTTAAATTTATTTGAATAGTACACATTTTGCCAATCTGTGTAAATCTGAAAGTGTGGTTTGTAGTTCCACTTGGTGCAGTACCGCTATAAGTTGGTGTACCACTATACACTCCACTTGTATCTTTAAATGTATTTGCAGTTGCATTTGCAGTTGCATTTGTTTTATTCGCTTGAAATGAATAAGCTGCTAAAATTTTATTTTGCAATGTTGCAGTATCAGTTTTTCTTAAATAGTTAGTAAGCATAGAAGCAGTGTCACCACTTCCTATTTTATTGTTAAATGTAGTGTATTGAGTATTTGAAATTAACCCCCTTGTAATTCCTGAAGCTGAAGCGTTAGGTATATTAAAAGTGTGTTCAGTTCCTGAAGATGTTATTTTAAAAGTTGTATTTGTAGAATCTAAAGTAAAAGTTTGAACTGCTCCTGTTAATCCATTAAGAGCAGTCATTCCTGTACCTGCCATTATTCCGCTTTGTTGTGTAACTGTAAGAATTACTGAAGCAGTAGAAGGTGGTGGATTTCCTGCAGGAGAATAAGATATATAAACAGATGTGTTAGCTGTACTCCATACAAATTCGTAATAATCCCCACCTACAGCACTTAATAAGAAATTCCAAGATGGTAGTGTATGACCATCACTAGAGCCATGTTTTGCTGGAACTAATACAATTCCTGAAGAACCCGGAACATCAACACCATTTTTTCTTAACCATATAGTTATATCATGTTCTGATGCTAAAGGATTAGTAAACTGTGCTGACCATTGTAAATTGTATATTCCTGTGTTTGCTATTGTTATTCTTGAATCACTTACTATTGTAACACCATTAGTTAAATCATTTACCCTTAATTTCATTGGATAACCTGTATTTATAACAGCAGCAGTTTGATTTATTGTATCTTGAAATGCTCCATAATAACCAACAGGAGCTGGGTTAGTTCCTACACTATCTTTAATAGCATATCTTGTAGAACCGATAAAATATATTATTGAATCCTTCCCTAAAGTTCTTGCAATGTTATTAACAAATTTATTTGTAGTATCAGTCTTTCGTAAATACTTTGTAAGCATAGCTGAAGTATCTGAAATATTAAGCTTTAAATTTATCCTATTACTTAATGAAGTAGTGTCAGTAGAACCACTACCACCGCCTTTAATAGTATCCCAAATAGCAGTTTTAGGATTATAAAAGTAAAATCTATTATTGCATGAATCAAAAGCAATAGCACCAAATTTTAACACATTGCTTTTTAAAGTAGGTACACCACAAAAAGTAGGTATTTGCAAAGTGCTATCAAAGCTCATCCTGTGAGCTGCATAGCCGTATTGAGGCATTGATTGATAAACCTGCCCTTTACTGAATAAACTTAAAAAACAAAAAACTGCTATTAGTATTTTCTTCATAACTTAATTATAAACTCTTATTTCTATACAAGCTGTATTACCATTTCCTAAAATATCATTAATATTACTTGATCCATTGCTTACTATTACATTAACTCCAGTAGCTACACTTGACATAGCCATAAATAAATATAATGAATTATTATCATCGCTTATTTGGCTTGTAAAGCATACTGTTTTATTTGCAGTAAATATTGAATTACCTCCTGCATATAAAGTGTAATTGCCTGGACTATTATAAACCCAAGTTAAAGTAGCAGTGAAATCATTTTCTAATACAGTTGCAATAGGAGCAGCTGCTGACGCTTGTGTTAATATAGCAGTATAAACCTGATAAGGTCTATTATATTTGCTATCAACTATATCTACTAACATTTCTCCTACTCTAGTAGCAGTATTTGCATTGGCAGTAGTTTCATCTCTGATAATTTCTGCTTGTTCTAATAAATTTGAATCCGGTTGATGTGCCATATTTTTTTAATTAAATGTGTTATTAAAAGTATTATCAAATATTCCTGTTTTAACAGGAATAGAGCAAGCGTCAAAATCAGATACTAAACTAATATTAAAAGTTAATTGTACCCCACTCAAATAATCTTCAAACTTTTCAGTTATTGCAGTCCAACTTATTTGTGGATCTATTGTGTAAGGATTGTATCCGTTCCTTAATTTGCTAACTATATCAGCTGCTATGCTATGCATATCTGAAGTAACTTCAGTTTCAAATTCACTTTCTACACCGCTTTTATCTAAAAACCACATCTGAATATTAAAAACTTGTTCCCTTCCTATGTTATAACCCCCTGAATTTATAGCAAAAGAAGCTAAAGGATAAACAGGCTGATCATCCCAATTTAACCACTCTACTGGAGTCGCAAACCTTACTGTGTTTATCATTAAATGATTTTGCAGTATGCTTGTTATTTCCGTTGTTAGTTGTTTGTAGGTCATTAAATTTTTGTTTTACTTTGTCTATGTACTCTTTTTTGTACCCTTTACTCATAAATTATTTTGAATTAACGATATAAGAACGTGAACAACTCCCCTGCTAAAGTTATGTCGCCTGTAGGCAAAGTAACTACACCATTATTTATTGTTAAATAAGCTGTGTCGCTTGTTGGATTTCCTGTTATTATCTTATTAAGTCCACTTCTGAAAGCAGAAATAGTAGTATTCCCTACTAAATCATTTACAGTAAAAGTTGTTAATCCTGCTGTAGCTGTATAATAACTTACTTGTAATGGAAGCGAAGCACCTGCACCTGAACTAATTGATTGATTCAACCAACTACGTTTATTGTTATCTGCACCGCCTAAATAAATAGGACTTGTGTAAGCTTTATGTTCAGGGAATATTACGTCTAACCCCATTCCGTAATTCAAATATTCTCCGTACAAAGTATAATTTTCCTGTAAATATTTAATCATTCTTTGATTATAAAACTCTGCCATACTTTTATACTTCTGCTCTATAAGTTCTAAATCTGCTCTGCTTGGTGTATTACTTTCTTCAGCTGTCTTTTGAAGGAAACCTTTAGAAAATAATTGGTAACCCATAGACATTGGAAGCATTGACATAGTAAACCAAATCAAAGCGTCCGTTAAATAATCGTCTATTAAAGTTATTTCATAAGCGTTTAAATTATCTTCTACTATACCGTTTTGTAGTCTTTTGTAAAGTGTACTTCCTAAAATTGGCTGTATGTAAATATCCCCAGCGACTTTAATCATTGGGAATAATTGTTTACCGTCTATATTATTAGAAGCACCTGTACGTTCTTTAAAAGTTTGTTCAGTAATAAATAAAATATTCTTGCTCATATTTATAATTTCTTTTTAACTATGTTAGCCTTCCATTCGTGCCTACATTGTGGACTATGTGTTCCATCAGGTTCAGTCCACCAACCACCGCACCTGTCAAATACTGAATAACCAACCCTTTCACTTATTAACTCTATATCTTGTCTTGAATATAACCTATTCAAATCAAGTAACTTTTGGCAAAATAATCTTGAAGGATTGCCATTATCAGCCACTCGCCATTCATAAGAATATCTTACTAATATTTCAGTAACCTTACTATTTTTACCTTCAAGCTCTGCAATAGGTTTAAGAACTTCCCTCTCTACTATTTCGTCAATTCCTACTTTACTTTTTTTTTCAGCTAAAATCTTACTATCGGTTAAATCTTTGATAGTTTCTTCTACAAGCGTTTTAGATACGTTTAACGTCTTTGCAATTACTTCGCTTGTAATTGCCTTATCCTTACCGATTAAGTCCAAAATATTGGCTTGTAATTGATTTAAAGCATTTATATCTGCAAAGTATTCATGCTCTCTGTAAGATTTACTTTCTAAAATAGAATAAAGACCTTTGTCTTCACCTACTAAAGTAAACTCATTATAAAGAATATCGTCATTTGTTAAACTAAATTTTTGTATTTCGTCATCGGTTAAAGGATCATCATCTACACCCAAAAAAGTATTAACATCTGAATCACTAAAACCAAATCCGTTTTTAAGCATTAAAGAAGCTTGTTGCTTATTTAGTTTGCCGTTTGCGAACTGCCTAACTATACGCATTACATTTTGATACTGCCTACCTGATAAATTCTTTAAAGCATCGTTCATAGGTACAGGTTGAGCTTCTCCAGGTTTAACTACCTTTTCAGTTTCAGGATTAACAACCACTATTTGACCATCTGAAGTAACCTGTCCTGCTTGTAATGGTTCTTTACCCATTAACTCCCTTATTTCGTTTTGTGTTAAATTAGCTGCTATTACTGCTTCACTAAATTCAAATGCTAAAGGTTCTACAGGCATAATTTTA